CTCTTCCGATCTACTGGGCGGCGCAGAGGATAACTGCCGATATTATGGCGGCGGCAATAGAAATGCGTCGGCACATTACTTTGTAGGATTTAACGGCGAGGTATGGCAGTGCGTAGAGGACGCTAATATAGCGTGGCATTGCGGAGCGTCGAGCTATAAGCACGCAGAGTGCCGAAACGCTAATAGTATCGGTATTGAAATGTGCGTAAGGAAGAAAAACACAAAGAGCATGGGCGCAACAGATAAAGACTGGTATTTTGAGGACGCAACAGTAGAGGCAGCGGCAGAGCTTACCCGTTACCTTATGAATAAATACGGCGTGCCTGCATCTCATGTAATCAGACATTACGACGTAACGGGCAAGATTTGCCCTAACCCGTATGTATATAACACCAGCGCCCACACATGGGACGAGTTTAAGCGTAAAATCAGCGGACAGGCAGAAACACCGCAGGGCGGCAATGAAAAAACAATCTGGAATTTTCTTACAGGAAAGGGCTTAAATGCTTATGCTGTGGCTGGTATTATGGGTAATCTGTATGCTGAAAGCGGGCTTATGCCGAACAACTTACAGAACACCTATAACAATAAGCTGGGTAAGACGGACGCAGAATATACAGCAGCGGTGGATAATGGCAGCTATGGCAATTTTGTAAAGGACAGTGCAGGCTATGGGCTGGCGCAGTGGACGTATTGGAGCAGAAAACAGGCGTTGCTTAATCATGCAAAACAGGCGGGCGTATCCATTGCAGACCTTAATATGCAGCTGGGCTTTTTATGGGAAGAATTGCAGGGATACACAGCAGTAATGGACGCACTGAAAAAGGCGGGCAGCGTGCGTGCTGCATCTGATGCCGTTCTTACTGGATATGAAAAGCCAGCAGACCAGAGCGAAACAGTAAAGAAAAAGCGTGCAGAGTACGGCGAGGGATACTATAAAAAGTATGCAGCAGGAAACGGTACAAAGTATTACAGAGTGCGCAAGAGCTGGACGGACGCAGCAAGCCAGCTGGGGGCGTTTACGTCGCTGGAAAATGCAAAGAGCGCTTGCAAGGCGGGCTATACTGTATATGATGATAACGGCAAGGCGGTATATACCGCAGCAGGGCAGCAGGCAAGCGCAGGCGTTCCGTTTAGCGTACAGGTAGATATTTTAGACCTTAATATCAGAACAGGAGCAGGCACGAACTATGCAAAGACGGGAGAAACCACAGGAAAGGGAGTATTTACCATTGTGGAAGTGAAAGCCGGACAGGGTGCAAGCGTTGGCTGGGGACGCTTGAAGAGTGGCGCAGGCTGGATTAGCTTAGATTATGCCACAAGATTAGCTTAAGTTTTCGAGGGTGGGCGGTTCGCTGTCTGCCCTCTATTTTTTGCAATTTTCTTAGAAATCTATACAAAAGTGTTGACAATATACCGAAAAAGGTATATAATAAAATCATGGAAAGGAGATAAGAACAAATAAGAGGCAAAGCCACTGGAAAGGAGAAACGGCACAATGGGTAAGAAAAAGAAACAAAAGAAAAAGCCTATCAACTGGCAAGAATTGGCAATCAGTGCAGTGATAGACTTAATCATAGGAACAATACTTATCATAATTGGTAAGTACATAGGTTAGGGCGAAAGCCCTAACCAACAGGCGGGCGATAAGCCCGCCGCCTATAAGAAATATAACACAAACCCAAAGCCGAGTAAAGAGTATGCTTTTAAAATTAGGAGTATTTTTAGTAGCAGTAGGACTGGTAAAGCTGCTGGTTGCTTTCATTTTGAGGGCAAGAGAAAAGAGAGGTAAGGCATGAATTTAGGCGAAAACATTAAAACAGCGAGAAAAGCGGCAGGCGTGACGCAAAAGGAACTTGCAGAGCGCCTGCAAGTATACCAGAAAGATATAAGCCGCTGGGAAAACAACGAGCTTACGCCAAACGCAATAACACTGGCGAAAATTTGCAGAGAGCTTAACGCCTCTGCTGATGAAATTTTAGAATTGAAGTAGAAACGAAAGCGAGGGCTTACTATGACAAAGAAAAAGGTAATTTTATTGGCAGCGGCTGCATTATTTGCAGTAAGCGGTTTAACGGCGCTGCCGTCTGGAAATATAACAGGTGGGGCGGGCTGCATTGTGGTTGCGGCAGTATGCGCTTATTTTGGACTGAAAAAGAAAAACGCAGGAAAAGAGAACAGAAACAGAACGCCAGCGCCTGCCGCTGCATCTGGTGGCAGAATTTTAGATACAATCAGAACGAAAGTAGTAGGCGTGACGTTCAATAATGAGGACGGAGAAAACAGGCAGGATATTTTAAGCAGAATGTCCGGCAGTGAAGATATTACAGTAGAAAAGTATACATACAACGGAGAGCCTGCCGCATACGTAAAGTGGGGCGATAAGGTAATAGGCAATCTATCGGCAGAGCTGGCGGGGGACTTAGCGAGAAAGTACACGAAAGCCCGCTACACCGCAGAAATACTGGAAATTTCTGGGGGGGGGGTACAGACGTTCGGGTGCAATATAGAGCTTGACGTAATCGAGGACGCAACGCCCAGCGTAAGCCAGCATGGAGAAACTACAGTATATGTAGACCGTAGCAACAAAAAATACCATAGTAAGCCTAACTGTTCGGGAATGAAAAACCCAAAGAGCATACCGCTAAGCCAAGCAAAGAAGAAATACACCGCTTGTAAAAAGTGTTGTAAATAGGTAAAGGCATAAGCCGCAGACTTGTAAAAGAGTTTGCGGCTTTTCGTCGTATATGGGGAAAGAACAGGAACGAAAGAGAGGTAGAAGAAATGGCGAATAAGAAAGGCAGCCGACAGCTGACATGGACAGACCGTATAAGTATTGAGGCATTGAAAAAAGCAGGGCATAGCGTGATAGAGATAGCAGAACAGCTGGGCGTACACCGCAGCACTATATACAATGAGCTTAAGCGAGGGGAATATATGCACAGAAATAGCGATTATACAGAAACATTAAGTTATAGCCCAAACAAGGCACAAATGAAAGCAGAGGAAAACTTAAAGGCAAGGGGTACACAGCTTAAAATAGGCAACGATATTGCATACGCAAATTATATAGAGGATAAAATAGTAAATGAAGATTACAGCCCAGCTGCGGTACTGGGAGAACTGAAAGCACAGGGGAAAGAGGGGGACTTTTCCGTAACAGTATGCGTAACAACATTATACAGCTACATTGACAAGGGTATTTTCCTTAAGCTGTCTAATAAGAATTTGCCAGTAAAGAAGAATAAGAAGAGAAATTATAAGAAAGTACAGAGGCAGCAGAAAAGGGCAGCAGCAGGAGAAAGCATAGACAAACGCCCGAAAGAGATAGATACACGGGAAGAGTTCGGCAACTGGGAAATGGACAGCGTTTTAGGCAAGCGGGGAAAGTCAAAAAATACTCTACTGGTGCTGACAGAGCGTAAAACCAGAAACGAGATTATATTTAAGCTGCCAGACCATACAGACGAGGCGGTAGTAGCGGCGCTGGATAGATTAGAAAGAAAATGGGGCGCTGATATGTTTAAGCGGGTATTTAAGACAATCACGGTAGACAACGGCAGCGAGTTTGCAGACGCAGAGGGCTTACAGCGTTCTATTATCAACGAGGGAGAAAAGCGGACAAAGGTATATTACTGCCACCCTTATAGTAGCTGGGAACGTGGCACAAATGAGGTAACAAATAAGATGATACGCCGGAAGATACCGAAAGGCACAAATTTTGACGACAGGACAGAGGAAGAGGTAGAGAGTATAGAGAACTGGATAAACGGATACCCACGCAAAATACATGGTTATCATTCAGCAGGGGAACTATTCGAGGAAGAGGTAAAGCAGCTTGCATAAGAACGGAAATAGGGGGCGTGAGAGGCTGGCAGAAGTGGCAGCCTTACTATTGCGCTGCCTAAAAGTGAAAATATACAATAAAATAGGCTGCATATTGTGCAAAACAGCAAAACAATAAAAACATGAAAAAATGTCGAATTTAATGTTGACATTTTTAAAGATAAGTTTTAGAATGAAAATCGACAAGAGGTTATAAAGCCTCTGCCGATTTTCTTTTTTTATAGGAAACAGCAGAAAAGAAGAGCGTGCAGAGCGTAAAAACTCTGACACGCTTATTTTTTTACCATAAAAGCAAATGAGGACGGAAAGGAGCATAGAACATGGCGAAACGAAAGTACAAGCGCTTGCATTACGAGGATAGACAGACCATAGAGGCTATGAGCAAACAGGGCAGCAGCGTAAAAGATATTGCAGAGGCGCTGGGAACACACAGAGATACGATTTATAGAGAGTTCAAACGCTGCGGGGCTACGCTGGAAACGTACACAGCGGCAGCAGGGCAGCAGGCACTATAAAAAAGGGAAAATAATGAAATTAGAGGACGCATTAAAGCAAAATCCATACGATAAAACCAGAGGCAGTAAAGGGGCGTACATAAGATATTTACGCTATACAGTGGACGGGTGGTATAGCAAGAAAAGCGAGGAAATAAGAAAGCAGATAGACTGGGATAAGATAACGAAAGAGAGGTAAAAGAGATATGACAAGAGAGGCACTTAAGAAATTAAATGAAAAGCAAATGAATTACTGTAAAACACTTTCAGCGCTGATTGATAGAGCAAAGATAAAAGGACTTAAAGAAGAGAACGAACGGAACAGAGGAAAACTTAGAGGGTTCTTAGAGCGCATGGAGCAAATGGAATTATTAAGCGGTTACGAAGTGAAAGCATTATATTTATGGTTCATATCTGGAAATAGAGGAGAATAATAGGCGGCAGCAGTCGCCACCAGTGCCGTTAGTTCAGTTGGTTAGAGCAGCCGCCTCATAAGCGGCAAGTCGTGGGTTCAAGTCCCACACGGCACATTGCGTAGCAGGCATGGCGAGCCTGCGGCAGAGGGCAGCAGGCTAATAGCTGCAATCTGTATACCGTGGAAAAATAGCGGCGGTCATACCAGCCAGAAAGTATGTGGACGGTCAACAGGTTTTCAGTTGCTTTTTAATGCGAAAAGCAGCCCGCACGGTAAAACCAAACGCCAGAACAGGAGAGCGGCACACATGGAAAGACAGAGAGCGCCGCCGAAAGGAAGAGAGGCAGAGAATGGCAGCAGAGGCATTGATAGTAGAGGACGCATACCAGAGAGGCTATGCAGATGCCATAGCAGATATGCGTAAGAAAAAAGAGCAGAGGCGGCAGCGGGAGCAGGCAAAGAAAGCCCGCCGCTGGTATTTCATTAAGCAGAAAGCCTACGGGCTTGCAATGCTGGCAGTTACCGTGCTGGCAGTATGGGCGACAGAGGGCGACATAACAATAGCGGTTATTACCGTACCGCTGGGGCTTATGTGTCTTTTCAGTAAAAAAATGCTGATAGTAGACAACTACTATTTTGAGGCAGAAAAGGGGCGGACATGGGAATAACAAGGACGGTAACAACACAGGTATATTGCGACGTATGCGGCAAGTGGGTAATTGGCTGGGAAAGCGAGGAAACAGGAGTAAGCAGAGAGTGGGCTAAGTACCATGCAAGGTGTAAGGGCTGCACAGCTGGACAAAAGGTTATATGCAAAGAGTGCCGCATAAAGCAGCGTATTAAAAAATGCAGTTTACAGAAAAAATGGGGCGCAGCCGGAATGGACGGCGGCGCTTGTCTGGGATTTTCGCACGACGGGGACGACGAGCCTATAGAACGCTGCAAGCGTTGCATAGCTTGCACAAGTTTTGACTGGGACGAGGAAAAAGAAAGGCTGAAACTATGAGAAAACGAAAACGACAGGTAGTTAAGAAACTGATACAGTGCGCAGCCATTATAGCGGCAGGCGTGCTGGCAATCATTCTGTTTATGCTGGCTATCTGGTACAGAGGAAAGAACAGCGAGCCAGTGACAGACGAACAGGTAGCAGCGCAGATGCAGCAGGCAGAGCCGCTGGTTATTGAAACGCCAGAGGCAGCCACAGAGGGCAGCATAAGGGTATACGACTATGACGGCTGCTGTATTTATTCCTACTACGGCAAAATTAGGATAAACAGCGACGGTAAGGACGGCAAGGACATTGACGTAGAGGCAATAGGCTATTTAGAGGGCTACCAAGAACATAAGGACGAAAGCGAGGCAGGCAATGAGTGAGGTATACATACGCAGCCAGAATAAAGAAAAGCTGTATAGACTGGGCGGTAATTACGCCTGCGTAGAGTACGGAGAGTATGAGGACGTAAAGAAAAAGAGAGGCGGCGCAGAGGCAGACAAAAAGCGCCACGTAATTTGCATAAGTGACGGGTGTTTAGAGGAAATCGGAGAGTATGCCACAAAAGAGCGCTGCTTAGAGGTTCTGGACGAGATACAGAAAGCGTGCGTAAGCTATCTGTTTACGGCTGGCGGTGCAGCCATAGTAAGGGGCGGCATGGACGTACAGCCATTTGCAGCAGTAATACCGAGGCTGTACGAAATGCCGGAGAAGTAGGAGAGGCAGACAGTGACAGTAAAGGAATTTATAGGCACGCTGGAGAGTTCAGACCGCCTGCGCATTATCGAGGGCAAAGCAGAGGTTTACGTAGGGTATCTGGCAGCGCTCAAACCGTTTGCAGACCATGAGATAAGCGAGGAATACCGAAAATACAGCGAGCATGAGGTAAAGAAGTTTAGGGCAGTGCCGGAGATAACGCATAGACGCTGGAAAGAGCTGGGGCTTATGAAACCATTAGAGCCAGACCAGACAGCACAGTATAAGTTTAGTGATTTGCAGATGTCACTTTACTACACCATATACATACAGGAAAGGAAAGGGCAGGAAGTATGACAAAGAAAAAGCCGGATTTTTTACGGGATTTAGATACTGCAATCATGGACGAGCTTACAGGTGGCGGTATCAAGGAAAATGCAGCGGGACTGGTAGGAACGCTTACACAGATTGAGGAAATTAAGCAGCTATGCGGGCTGCCGTTTTGTGGTTATATGGCAAAGCTGGAAACGGTAAGACCAAGCGGCGTGCCGGACGAGGTAACGGTAGTATTTGCAGAGGACGTACCATACAGGGCTTGCAACGGCATAGAGTTTGACATTATGCAGGAATTTGTAGAGAGCAGCAGGCTTTTACTGACAGGCAAGGCGCAGACACTTAAGGACTTCCAGAGCGGTAGACTGCTGGTATATATTCTGGCAGATTTTGTGGCGGTATCAGAAAAGGCAGTAGAGCAGGACGAGGTAGCAATAAGAGGCGTTATAGCGAATAAACCAACACACAGAGAAACGCCAAGAGGCAAGCGTATTACTGATATTACGGTAAAAGTAAGAAATGAGCTTACAGGCGGCAGCTGCTATTTACCGTGCATCTGCTGGCAGGAACAGGCAGACGAGGCGGCGCAGTGGCAGCAGGGCGACACTGTAGAGCTGCTGGGACGGTATCAGAGCCGCCAGTATGAAAAGGTACTTGATGCAGCCACAGGAGAAAGAGAACAGCGTACAGCTTATGAGGTATCGGTACGGCTGATTAGAAGAAAGGAAGAGGCAGAAAATGAGCGTTGAACGCATTGGTAAGGGCTATGTAAAAATCTGCGTGAGTGAGGAAGAGTTAGAGAACAGCATAGCTGGGCTTAGCCAGCTAAAACCTATTTTGCAAACGCAAGTAATGAAAGGGAATGGAAGAAACACAAAGCAGGGGCTTACTGACGCAGCGGAGCTGGGAAAACATTTTGATACGGCGATAGATGCAATGACTATACTTTTGGCTGGGTTTAAGGAAGAAAGCGAGGTACAGAATGAAGAGTAAAACAATTTTAGGAGCAGACGGCGCAACAAAAATGCGACAGATTACAGTAGGGATACACGGAAAGGGCGGCGAGGCAGGCATAAAGGCAATACAGCAGCTTGCAGGCATGGTGGACAGCTTAAAGCAGTGCCAGACACCGCAGGAAGTATACGACAGATATTTACAGATTACGGGGTACTGTAAATGCTGCGTTGATTGTAATTTTATAGACCAAAAGGGAGCAGACGAGTTGATGTGCTTAGCAGCATATCTGGCAGGAAATGAACAGGCACGGGCAGAGGCACAACAGAAAGCGGGTAAAAAGGCATGAGAAAAGTTTATATATGCAGCCCCTACAGGGCGAAAGACGGCGCAGAGCTGGACAGAAACATAGATTATGCGCAGCAGCTGACACGGCAGGCATTAGAGGCGGGTTTAGCGCCCATTACGCCGCATTTATATATGACGCAGTGCATGGACGATAAAAAGCCGGAAGAGCGGGCAAAAGGCATGGCTGCGGGGCTTGCACTGCTGAAAGGCTGCGATTTTGTTATTGCTGGCGTGAAATACGGCATAACAGAGGGAATGGACAGAGAAATACATACAGCAAATATGCTGGGAATTGCGGTTATAGATGCAAACCAGATTAAACGGCATCTGGAATATGAGGAAAAGCGACAGGAGAGGGCGGCGAGCGATTACGCAAAGCTGCATAAGTGCGAGTTTTGCTATGAACGCAGATTATATAGCGTTATGGGCTATGAGAAATACTGCACCGCCTGCGGTTGCACGGCAGCATATAAATTGGCTTATATGTGTGCGTTAGGCAGCGTAAGAGAGCGGCAGGAAACATGAAAAATAAAAGCGCCTACGGTGGGGAAACACCATAGGCGCTAAGCTATACAGCTTTGAAATACTATAAAAATTATAAGCTATGTATGGCGCAAAGTCAAGAAAATTAACGGGCGGGCAGCCCGTTTTAACACTTGATAAAAGTATTAACGAACCGACAGAGAGGTAGATATATGCCATACGTAGAGAGGGTAACAAAAGCGGGGAATACGATAGAGATAGAGAGGTACTTTACCAGCAGATACAAAAAGAAAGGTATCAGCAGAGGGGATAAGGTAAAGCCAACAAAAGAAGAGCAGGAGAAAGTAAACACCAGACAGGCAGAGAGAAAGTTAAGGATACTCATAAATGCGAACTATGGTTATGGGGACTACCATTTAGTGCTTGATTATATCCGCAGGAAAGGGCAGCCAGACAGAACGCCGGAACAGATGCGGCACGACATAGACGTATTTTTGAGGGAGTGCAGAAAGGAGTACAGAAAAGCAGGGTTAGAGTTCAAATACATACACGTTATGGAGATAGGCAAGAAAGGTGCGAGGCATCACCACCTTGTAGTAAATAAAATTGACACAGAGATTTTACAGCGCTGCTGGTATAAGGCATACGAGGGGCATAACAGGGTAAAGGTATTTCCGCTGGACGACAGCGGCAACTATGCAGAGCTGGCAAATTATTTAATCAAATACACAGGAACGCACAAAAAGGGTACTGACGGAGCATTACAGGGCAAGCGCTGGAATTGCAGCAAGAATTTAGTAAGACCAGAGCCAGAGTACCACATAATTTCAGACCGTGAGTATTTCAAGAAAGAGCCAAAGGCAATAAAAGGCTATTACGTGGATAAGAACAGCGTGAGCATGGGCGTACATAGCCCAGAGTATTACGGCTATGGGTATTTAAGATACACCTTAGTAAAAATAACGGATAGGGGGGGATGAAATGCAGATAATCAAGGGCATTGCCATTGCAGCAGTGTTGATAATAGCCGGACTGCTGGCGCTGATTGTGGCAGCATATCTGGCGTTTAGAATTGCGGCGGCTATTTTTGAGCAGCAGGAGAGCTGGAAAGACAACGGCAGCAGAAAGGGCAGAAAACATGATAGAAAAAATTAAATACTGGTTATTCCAGAAAGGCAAGGACTGTAGGCGCTGCTGTCTGCGGTGCAGATATTACGATATATGCCGCTGGGACGTACTGGGAAATGCAGGACTACAAAGCGAGGAAACAATAACGCTTTTGGCGATAGAGAACAGCAAGCCGCATAAGGACGGGCTGCTTTTCAGAATTTGCCAGTATGTAGAATTTAAGCAGAAAGCGAGGCGAGAAAATGAGAAACTTTAGACTGGACGACGAAAGCGGGCATCAAGAGGCATTATTTAACTGGGCTGCATACAGAACAGGGCTTATGCCGGAACTGCAATATATGTATCATGTGCCAAACGGCGGCAAACGTGATGCAGCAACAGCAGTGGCACTTAAGAGGCAGGGCGTAAAGGCTGGCGTGCCGGATATTATGCTACCAGCTGCAAGGGCTGGGTATCATGGGCTTTACATAGAGCTTAAGGCAGGCAAGAATACGACGACCAAGAAACAGAAAGAGTGGTTAGAGTATCTGCGGCAGCAGGGCTATTATACCGCTGTCTGCTACGGCTGGCAGCCAGCAGCGCAGCTGATAGAGCAGTATTTATTACATTCAGACGAGCTTACAAAAGAACAGGAAACAGTAACCATGCGTTAGG